CTTGTACTTCCAACCACTGACGGCCGTCTCGCCGGGGATCTTGTCACCCGCGTCCGAGGTCGTCCACGCCGCAGCGTCCATCAGGTCGGTGTCCGTGATGAGAAGCTTCTCAGCACGCAGCCGACCGTTGCGGGCGCCACCACGACCGGGGAAGAGCTTCCCCAGCTTGATGATGTCGTCCTTCTGCAGCGGGAAGATGAGGTCCTCGTCCAGACCATCCTCGGCGTTGGCCGCGGCGGACTGTTGGATGACGTCGATTCCCTTGACCTTGCCCAGCTCCTTCACGGTGCCCTGGGCAACGTTGAAAGCCGAGAAAGCGTCATCGTCCGCGTAGACCGCGCCGAAGACCAGCCCGTTGGCGTCCTCCTGCAGCGACTGACACGCCGACTCCACGTGGTTCAAGAACGTGACGTCCTCAACCTCCTGGATGTCGTTGACGATGTGCCGCTTGATGATCGCCGTGACGGGGATCGTGTAGGCGGCCAGCTCCTGGGTCGTCTGCTCGAACCGCGGGGAACCCACCTCGTGGAAGGGCACCTCGAACCGGCTCGCCGTGTAGTAGTTCACGTCGGGCTGACCACGGAACGACATGCTCATGGCACGACTTTCCGGCTCAGTCTCGACGATCTTGATCAGGGTGTCGTGGTTCACCGACACCTGCAGCTCACTGCGTCCGACCTGACGTGGCGGCAGGATCTTCCGAGCGAACGACTCCTCGCGGAGGCGGTCCCGAATCCAGTCCGAACCGTAGGCGGCGATCTTCTCTTTGCCTTCAGCCGTATCGAGCTTCTGCGCGAAGAGGGCGTTCAGGGCGTCATTTGCAACACTCATCGACTAAATCCTCTCGCCGACGAAGCGTGGCATGTCGTAGAGCATGACGCGAATCTTGACGCCCGAGGCGCCCTTGACGGCGGAACTGCGCGTGACCTGCCCGACAGCCCAGCCGGCGGAACCATGGGGCAGCGGAGTCAGCAGCAGACGGTTCAGCGAACCCTCCACGGCGACGTTGGCCTCAGCCACCGAGACGAGGTTGCCCTCGGCGAAGTTGCTGACGTGGTTGTTGTCCTCGCCATCGTCAGCGAGCAGGTAGAGATTGGTTTCAATCTCCAACGGCCCCATCCAGATGACGGGCACACGCTTGTCGCCACTCGCCGACCGGTCGCTACGCAGGGCCGAGGCCCACACCATACGGAGGCCAGAAGCCTCGATGGTCGTAGCGGTAACGCCAGCGACATTGGCGCCAACGAACACACCATCGGCCACCGCAAGGTTGGAACCGACTTCTCCGTTGACCATCACGAACTGACCATCCTCAGGGGGGAAGGCCATCGCACTGCAGTCAATATCACGCGTCAGGTTGGCGCGGATAATGGAAGAGACCGGCTTGACGTTGCGGCGACGCGTGGCAGAAATTGGCTTAACAGCCATTTTTTATTTCTCCTTGTACGTCTGAACTCTAGTTCCCGCCACGAAGGTAGGACTCAAAGCGGTCTCCGCTCTGGCCCCCCTCGGACGCTGAACTAGCAACTTTGGAAAACGACATCTCTGGCGCCTGCATCGAGACCGCCTGTTGCAGCACGTTGAGGTCACGTCCTGAGATCAGAAGAGCCGCAATCTTTTCCTTGCGGGACATGCCCGCCTCTCCAAGACCACGCGACTCCATCAGGTCGACCACGTCTCCGGCAAGGTCAGCCGATGCCTGCTTCTCCTTCAGCCCGTCGTTCTCGGCACGAAGCGCGTCGCGCTCCGCCACCAAGGCACGAAGAACCCCCGGAACCGCGGCCATAACTTCCTGAGCTGCCTCTTTGGTCAACATCTCACGCTCCTCGCTGCTGCTCAGGGTGGACCCGAACTTTCAGCTTCTTGATGAGGCTCTGCCTCACCTTGTCCCCGATGTCGCTGGTTGCCTCATCACCGGTCTCGGCCCCTGCCTGTTGGTCAGGGCTCGCGTCGGAGGTACCCGCTCCGAGAGCATCCTGAAGCACGTCCGAAAGGGACAAGTGCTCCAGGTTCTCGTCTTCGCTCATTTCGGCCTGGGCCTCCGCGGCAGCTTCCTGGTCCTCTTCCGCCTCTCCAGCCTCTTCAGGCGGGGGCGGGGGCTCATCAGGGGCTGCGACCGCTTGCGCGGCTTCAACGGCGGCCAACTTGGCCAGAACCTTGGTTGTGATGTGCGACCGGCGGTCATCGGCCACCGACGCCTGCTTCTCCTTCATGCGAGCGATAACGCCCCCAACGACCAGCTGCGGGTCGAAGGTGGGAGCAGCCGGGGCATCAGCGGTGAAGGCGAAGCCCGTGCTCAGGACCTCTTCGCAAGCCGACGCCAGCTTCTCCACGTAATCCGTCTCAACGACAGAATCCGTAGGAACGCTTGCAGACTCGGGAGCGCCACCGAGGCGTTCAATCATGTCTCTGACCGACTGGTTCATCACCACTCTCTTTCAGGTAGGCGCTACTTCGACAGTTCTTAGAGTATTACCGGCTAATAATTTGTCGAAGCGGTAGTCAGAAAAAAGGACGGGAGAATTGCTTCCCCCGCCCTTCTTCAAGCGGACCCGATGAGGATTACTCCTCGTCGAACGCCGCAGCGATGGCGTCCACATCCCAGCCGGCCGCGTCAAGCAGCTCCGCGGTGCGGTTGCCAAGCAGGTCGGTCAGCTCCTCGTCGAACGAGAGCGAAGCGACCTTCTCGCGGCCCTCGGTCTGCTCCAGGGTGTCACCCTCCAGCGCGCCGAGCTGCTCCAAGATGTCGTTGGCGTTCATCGCGGCGAGTTGGTTGAACTCGTCCTCGGTGATGTCCTCGACACTCGCGACCTTGTCCATGCCGTCGTCACCCTGGCCCCAGATGCCCGCCAGCTCTTCAGCCATGGCGTGCGCCTGAACGCGACCGAGGTAGTCCGCCGCAGCGACCTTCTCCATGTCGACGCCAGCGGGGAGGTCGTTGCCGGGAGCCGAAGCCACCTTCTCCACGCCCTCTTCGCCACCAGGAGCGGCAGCGACCTGCTCGCCGACCTCTTCGCCCATGGTCTGACGAATCATCTCGACGATCTGGTCGTCCGTGAACTGGCCGAGGTCGATGCCCTCAGCAGCCGCGGTCTTCTCCAGCTCTTCGAGCACGTTGAGGGCCTCAGGGCCCGCGATCTTCTCCAGCTCGCCGTGGTCGGTACCACCGGACAGGAGCTGGTCAACAAAACTGTTGCTCATTTTTGAATCCCTTTTTGAATGTCAGAGCGAGGGCATCATCGTCGACCCGGTTCTCCGAGTCTAGGTGCGCTCAATCAGGTCAGCTTAGCTAGACCTGCATGCAAAAGCTGACCGAGCTTTCCAGTCCTGTGCAGTTGGTTCCCAAGTCGAACCAAACCGAGCAGAAGCGATGCCGCCAGCACGGGATGCCGCTCAACGAACTCATCAACAGCGGAAGCGCTCTTCGTAAGCCCACCGAAACCTTGGTGGTGAGCCCCATAAAGGTAAGCAAGGCTGGTGTCGGTCAGTAGCTCGGGGGGGATCCCAGCGCTCTTTTCCAAACCCAGCAACGAACCTTCAAGCACTTCGCCGAAGACGGTTGATAGCAGGTCTCCGTCTCTACTTGTCACTGAGCTTACTAGAGAAGGTGCCTTCTCCAGAAGCTGAATTCTGTATCCGTTGTAACCCTCGGCCACCTTCGTGAGAAGAGGGGTGTTACTTTCGACCGGCCGGACAACGCGAACGATGCAGCGAGGGCGGCCTACACCGGGGTCTTCACCCAGCGCACTACGACGTCCGAGGATGCGACTCAGGGCGCGCGTTATTAGCGGCTGATAATCGCGGGGGCTCCCCCAACGCATCCCCATATCCGCACCGGACTCAGGGGCGAAGCACTGACCGCCGTCCCACATCTCGCGCGCCAAACGGGGCTGGCGCATCTTGATGAGCACGATGGTCTGGAACTCCGAGGGCTTCAACACCATCCCAGCAGCGCCGGTACTGGTGAGGGTCCGCTCGATTGGCTGCCTCGCCAGCTCCTGCATCTGCCCCATGTCCATGTCGGGCTCACGGGAAGCAAGGTGCGGACTGAGGCCATGGGCCAGCGAAGGGATGCGCTTGGTGATGGTGGCCTTCTTCTGGACCTCCGCCATCTTCTGCAAGAGGATGCGGCGGTCGAAGTCTCGGCCCGTTCCGGCTACAGCCGCAGCGTCAGCCGACAGGCCGTGCTGCAACGCCTCCTGGGCGTAGGCCACCTTGAGCATGGCGTAGCTGGTCTTGTCTGCACCGATGATGACGAAGCTCAGGTCGAAGAACTTCGGCTTCGGGTTGTACACGAACACCTTGCGGCCATCAGGGAGGACCTGATTGCGCATCATCTTCATGTCGTTGCAGTAGTCAGCGCGCGTGAACGACTTGTTGCCGCAGATGCTGCAGACGTCGTACTTGACCCGCGCACCCATGCTTACGGCTGGGTGGCCGCCCGCATCCAGCTCCGACAAGAGGTCCTGGTACCCCAGCTCCTCAGCACGGCGTCGGTCAATCTCAATGATGAGTTCGACGCGGTGCATAACCTCGTTGTAGACGACCTTTACGATCTGCCCGTAGGTGATGCCGGGGTCTTTGTTCTTGTGGTGCCTGAAGACGTTCGCGCGGAGAAACGTCTGGTGCCCGTACAGGCTCGGGTGGTTGACGTCGACCGGGAGCCCCTTGAACTCCTGCGGGTCGAGTTCCGACTCCTCGAAGTAATCCGCGTTGACGTTGGAGCCGTAGTACTCACCCGCACCGAGGGCGTTGACCAGGACGCACAGCTTGCCGGGGCGCGGCTTGTAACTGTCGACGTACTTCTGCATCTCCGGGTGGAGACGGCTGAAGGATGCAACCTTCACCTTCCCGTCGTCGACGTCAGGGAACAACGCCTGGACGAGGGGCTCCCCCGTAGAGGAGACGCCAGAGAAAGTGATGAGCTTGTCCACTACAGGCTCGCTACAGGTTGGGGCTGCTTCTTGTAAGTTACTACATGCCGCTTCGGCACCTTACTGACCAGCGGCTTCGCGTCAGGGGTGACGTGCCAGTTCTTGCCCTTGGTCAGCTTACGGGACACCCCTGCAGCACGCTCAGCGCGGTACTGCCCCAACGTTGGGGGAGGCAGACTCTTGCTACCCCGGGTATTCCGCGCGGCAGGAACAAGCGCCCGAACAATAGAAGCAGTGGTGCTCTGGTGGTCGTGCACCCACTTACGCTTCTTGTCCCACCCGTTAGGGGTGAGCCAGCCCGCGAGCTTCTCCAGGACCTGCTGTTTGCGTGCGCGGGTCATCCCTACTTCTTCTGCAGGCTCTTGATGATCTGCTTCTCTTCACGAGAAGACCAACCCTTGTCATTGAGGTTGGCCTTCCCCTTCAACGCACGAGCCCGCACCTTGTTCCGCAAGAACGACATCCCGCTGTCAATGCCGGCGCCTGCCCCAACACCGAGAAGCGTACCAAGAAGGAGCGTGGCTTTCGCTGACCGCGGCATGGGGTAGCCCATACGGGCAGCTGCCTGAATACGGCGCTTAGCCCCCAAGAGCCCCACTACACCACCACCAACAGCGGCAACGGAACCCGAAGCGAGGGGAGACGTCATGAACCGAGAAATCGGATAGGTCTTCTTCTTCTTTGGCTTGCTCTGCAACTGCTCAAGCGCGGCCACATTCTCGGGGCTCACGTCACCGATGACCCGCAGCTTGGCGAGCTTCTCCAGGACATGGGCTTTTCGGGCGCTGCGCATGCTCAGTCCTTCTTCTTGCGACGGCCGGGTGCAGCCGCAACGCCGAGGGCGGCAGCCAAGGTTCCCGCCGCAGCCGTAGCCGCGGCCGTGCGCTTTCTACCCCCGCGGGACGTGGCCCGCAGGGCGTCCACAATTCGTTCCTCGTGGCCTGACAGTGCCCTCAGCTCTGAAGGCGGCACGCGGGACGTGCCTAGAAGAGCCCGAGCACCAATCTTGTTCTGCAGGAACTTGAGCGGGGGTATCCCCGCCAAGGGGTTATGGATGAACCTTTGGATCGGGTAGGTGCTCGCGCCCGCTTTCTTCTCCTTGAGCGCACTACCGGCCGCGACGCCACCAAGACCGGCGGCGGCGACACCCGCGGTCTGCTTCGCGGCCCCTCGCGCGCGGTTCTTAGGGCTGTCCGCCCTCAAGGCCCGAATGATCTTCTTCTCTTCCGCCGTGGTCATGTCCGTGAGCTTGTTCTTGAGCCCCGTGCCCATCCGCGCCTTCCCTTGAAGGCGCTGGGCGTAGGTCATGTTCTTGATATACTCCATCCCGGGATTTCCACCCATAACCCACTCGGCCCAGGGGTTCTTCAGGAACCTGGAAATCGGGTAGGTCTTTGGCCCTGCCCCAAGCTTCTCCAGCACCTCTATCTTACGGGTGGCAAGCATCGGCTACTTCTCCGCTTTGGACAGGCGCCCCAGGCCGATGCCGGCAGCACCGGTAGCAACAAGGGCTGTGCCCTTAGCGGCCTTCATGCCCTTACCGCTGAGATGCATCTTGCCGCCCATGAAGGGGAGGCTCCCCTTGGAGGCCCCCTGGAAGCGCAAGGACAGTTGGGCCTCTTCCTTGGTGAGCCCCGACATTGCCCCCGTCGACTCCAGCTTTCGTGCTCGACCCAAGAGGGCACGGCCCTGCGCCTTACGAGCGATGGAAGCCGCGCCCAGGCCGTACAGTCCGCCGATGCCCGCTCCTATAGCTGCGCCGGGAGGGCCGCCTACGGCTCCGCCGAGAGTACCGCCATAAGCCGCACCGACACCAGCGACGGTTTTGCGGCTCGTCAGGAAGCGAGAAACTGGGAACGTCTTCGCCCCCGCCAGCTTCTCAAGAACGGCGGCTTTGCGTGCGATGTTCATTTAGATGTCCATTCCGGGGGCAGCGGCAACGGCACCGAAGGCGCGAGCCAGGATGGACTCCTTGCGCGCCCCGCCCAGGTTGCGGGTAACTTCACTGAGGGTCTTCACGTCAGGGGCCTGAATGCCCTCGGTCTTGAACTGCAGCTGCTTCTTCATGAAGGAGCCGGCGACCAACGGGTCTTTCGCCATGGTCGGCGCGAAGTTGTAGAGGGTATTGAAGATGCCCTGCACGTCCTTCTTTGGCTCCTTCTTGAACTGCGGGTTGGCATCCATCATGTCCTGGAAGCCCTTCTTCTTGGTGACCGAGCCGTGGACCTTGCCAATGGCCATGTCCGCCAAGCCGACGCCACCGCCGATGCCCGCCGCGACCGCACCGAATGCGAGCGCCTTCTTGAGCGCACCGCCGCGACCGAAGATCATTTTGCTTACTGTGGGCTTCGGCTTGAGCCGCTCCTTCAGCTGCTCGGAGATGACGTCCTTGAGGACACCCTTGGTCGTGTCGCCAACGAGGCTGCGCCCATACCCGGCAAGCGCCTTACCAGGGCTGTCCCCGAACACCGTTTCGCCGAGGCTGGCGCCGAGCTTTTCGAGGAGTGCTGTTCGTCGCTCGTCAGTAATCACTGCCAGACCTCACGCGCCAAGGGGTTCTCTACCGAATGCTGCTGCCGCAGGCGAGCTGCGAGAGATGCGTTGATTTGCTGTCGGGGCATCATAGCGCCGCCCATTGCACTAGCCGCCTGCCGGTTCTCCGGTTTCTTGGCGAGCCAGTACGCCGCCAACGCGCCACCGCCAGCAAGCAACGGGTGCTTCATCGCCATGCCAACCGCGCCGCCAGGACGGAACTTCCGTGCGTAGCGATACGTCTTGCCGTCGATACGGGCCTTGTACGCCTTGCCCTTGGTGCGCCCCTCTTTGATGTCGTCGTAGTCCGCCATGGAGATTTCGCGCATACCGCGACCCGGGCCACCCTCGACAGCGTGCATTCGCTTGCCACGGAAAGGACCCCGCCTCGACTTCTTGCCGAGCGCCATAGATGCCAGCGACCGCTGGGCTGCCCGTACCGGGGCACCAGCTGCCCGTGAGACCCCTCGGCTTACTGCGCCCTTGGCGTAGCGGTAGGGTGCGGTCAGGCGGCTGCGGGCAACGCGGTCCTGGGCACGAGCGCCCATGTTGTGTAGGGCCTCGCCAATCTGCACTTCTGTGGGCTTCGGCTTGGGCATCTTTACGCGACCGGACCCTGTGGCGGCATGGGGCCACCAGGGGCGGGACCAGGACCAGGACCAGGAGCCGGGACCGGACCCTGCGGACCAGCCGACTGCGGGATGACGTCACTACCGGGAACGCCCGGCTCCATCGGGGGCGGCATCCCTCGGAGGTGCTGTAGCAGCGAGTCCATGGACATCTGCGCCTGCTGGACCAGCTGACTGGTGGTCATGAGCTGCTGTGAGGTCATCTCCAGGGACTGGATAACCCCCGGGAGTGGACCGGCTTGTACGGGACCCATGCCCGCGTTGGCGAACTTCAGCATGTGGCCGAACTCGACCAGCTCGGGGTACTCGGCCGCCACGACCTTCTGCACACCCGCGGACATCCCCAGCATCTCCAGGGCAGCGCCGGTCTCATGGGGCTGATGTCCCTCAGCCGCCGCGGTCTTCAGCAGGCCGCCCAGCGTCCAGAGGTGCTCTTCCATGTTGATGAGCGCCATCTTGAAGTCCGCTTCGGCTTCCTTCTTGAGCGCCATCTGCTTGGGGATATGAGAAGGCAGCGGGGCTTCCTGCGTATAGAAGACCTGCGCCTCCTTCACCAGTTCGCCGTATCGCTCGGGCTCGTCCGCGTGCTGGTCGAAGAGGTCCTCCAAGCGAAGGCCCTCCCCACCGGGGATGTAGACCTCACGCGCGGACAGCGCGACCGAGATGGGCGAGGCCACCTTGGTCTTCTCCCCGCCAGCAATCTCGTTGAAGTCAGCCAGGGGGAAGGACACGTTGCCCTTGTGCCCCGCACGCTTCAGCTCGACGAACGCCGTGTTGTTGGCCGTTTCCACCACGCGCTTGGTCTGCTCGCCGGTGAGCCCCGCCTCTTTCACCATCCCAGCGATGGTGCTGTTGAGGGACACGCCATCCTGCACAAACCGCGCTGCGGCCTGCTTCCCCATGGACCGCAGACGCTCCGCGGAGAGGAGGGTGTCCGAGCTGGCGGAGAGGTAGGCTTCAAAGTCGTGCATTGAGAGGCTCCTTAGGACGCAGGCCCTACCGGAGCGATAATATCAGGCCGGGGGTAGTGAATCATAGACGCCAAGAGGCAGTAAAGCATCGCGTGGATGGTGTCATCGGACGCCCCAGGGGACCGGGTAACCGTTGTCTTCCGTCCGTGCTCGGCCGTCTCTGCGAAGACTGCCAGCAGGTCAGACATGAACGGCGTCTCGATATCGTCCCACTGAGGAAGCCGAATCATGTCGTGCCTCGTCAGCGCATTGACAAGCGCCATCAGGGCTTCCGTGCGATTCACCATGAAGCGCGCGAGGTGCTTGTCGAAGTAGATTTGCTTGGTCCCGACGTACTGGTACCGGGCCAACCGCTTCAGACCGAACGTACGGATGAGTTCGCCGTTGTAGACGTGCCCACCGCCGTAGTCCGTCCCCAGGATACTCACCCCGAAAAGGTTCGCCAACCGGATGATGTCCGCCATCATGACGTCGTCCTCGGCTGCTGCCCCCTCGTACCGCTTGAAGTAGATGAAGGTGAACTTGCCCCCGAGGTAGGCACCCACGGTCAGGACCGTGAAGCTCTTCTTCTCCTCCGCCTCGCTACCACCACCCCAGTCGATGCCGAAATAAATCTTCGCGTTGCTCTTGAACTTGAGTGCGTGCTCCAGCGTCATCGGGCTGCTGGTGCAGTTCGGGAGTAGCTTGCTCTTCGTAAGCAGCTTGTCCGCGTGGTCGTACGCCTGCCCGAGAACCTCGTTGATGAACTTGGCCCGGGTGTACAGGCGCCGGTTGTCGTTGATGTCGTGCCAGTCCACCCACGGCGTGATTATCTGCGGGATGCGATACCCCTCGAACGGACGCTTGATGGGCGGGTCCTTGAGCCACTTCGGCGACCGCATCGAAGCCCACTGTGCCCGGTCGTGGTTCGGGTAGATTTGCTTCCCGCACTTGTCGCAGATGAGGTGCTCCAGGCCGATGTGCTTCTCGCCTGGGATGTTCCAGTGGTTGCAGGCATCACACGGGATAACCCACTCGTTCATAGTCGAGTGGTTCTCCCAGTACCAAGCAATCGTGTTGTCCAGCGACTTCGGCGTACCAGCGTATCGAAGGATGCGGTACGGGGAGTGAGAGAGGGACTGCTCGATGACCGGAATGATGTCCGGGATGATGTCCTGCAGCTCGTCGATGCACTGGCCCACGATGACGGGCTTGCTGCCCAAAGAACCCTTCACGATGGGGCGGTGGCTGGGGACGGTGAAGCAGTACACCTGCTCGTCCGTAACAACCTCGGCCATAACACGGCGCTTCCGCTGAAAATCCGCCCGCCAGAAGATGTAGTAATCCCGCTTGTGCGCGTGAACCTCGTACATCGGCACAGGGTCACGAACCTCTGCACCCAAGTCAGTGTCCTGGTGCACGGGAACGGACTGTCGTTCGTGCACCGCCGCTGGCCTGCCTAAGCGTAGCCACGCCTCCTGCGCGTCTTCTGCCAACTGAACAGACCGAGTTCTCAGCACCCCCTCGTCCCACTCATCTTCGGCGTGATAGCACGCGTCCCCTAGGTACAGCCCGTAGAGCAATCCCTCCAGCGCTTCAGGCTGCGCAAAGAACTCGCGCGGAATGTACTTGTCGTACGAGCCCCCGAGCTGAGCGTAGTAATCCCCCAGCCGCCTAGACCGAATAACCATGCGCTTTACATGAGGCGCCCGCGGGTCTGAGTACAGTTTGAAATCGAGCCCAAGGCCACGCACCACCTCTAGCATTTCGTCTAGATAGCGGCCCTCTGCCTGCGTAATGACCGGGTAGGCATACTTCGGCTCGCCGTTATGTCGGCCCCACTGGATATGCCCTTCCGCCAAGTACCAGCCGGTCAGCTCAGCGAAACCATGAAGCTCCAGCTCCAACGGTTCCGCGTTTTCCCCATAGCCCCCCTCTACAGGCGGGATGACCATGTGGCTGGCCTCGCCATCTGCCCAAGCCGCCCCACAGGTCAGCTTGAACCCCATGGTCTCCAGGCGGGCCAACTCGGCAGCCTCTACGAACTCGTACTTGTCCTCCACTCTCTGCGTAGCTTTGACCTTCCGGTTAGCCCACATCTGGTGATTGCCAGTAACCCTAAGCTCGAACGCCCGGTGCCCAAATTGCACCATCTCCCCTGTATGCCGCCGCCCGAAAATATTTGCCGGGTGCTGCCAAGAAACGACTCCGTCATCTCCGACATCCGCGACCAGATGGTCTGTGGTGAGTGCCTCGACCGCCACCCAACCAGACTTCGTGAGCACCCGAGTCCCCTCGGCAAAGCACAGCAGGTCGGCGAAGACACCGCGAACTCGGTCGGCATGGAGGTACGCGTACCGGAGGGTGATGTTTGCGTGAGTGATGAACTCCTTGAACATCACGTTGTCCGCGAAGGTCGGGTTACTACCCTTGAACAACTTCAGCCGCTTGCTCAGTTTGATGGGCGCGGCGATACGGTCCCGCGAGAACGTGGTCGTCTGCGTCTCAGTCGGAGACACATAGAGCGACTTGAAGTGGTTACGCATGCAGCTGTACGTAAGAATTTGGTTGCCCAGACTGGTGGTCTTCTCCGTCTGCCGCCCGCACATGAGGAGCGTCTTGCGCGCCTTGGTGTCGTAGACGGCGGGCAGATACGGGCGCTTATCAAACGAGAACTTCTCCAGCCCTATCTCGTCCGGGTCAACACCCACAAGCTGGCTCTCGTCCTTGACGACGTGGTCTACGTCGATGGGGTCGACGTCGTCTACGTCAGAGACGTGGACGGGCATACGCATGAAGTGGTGCGTGAACTCCGAGGGAAGGAGCCCGATAATCTCGGTGCGGGCGGCAGCAATTTCTTCCCGGAGCACTCTGTCGGCCGGGGTAGGGTGAACTTGAAACATGTCCTCGACAATACCAGATGACCTTGCCCACGTGGATCGCGCCCTCAGTGGGCTGGTCCACAAGATTGAGACTACCGAAGGTGGCTTCGTCCTACAGGTCGACCCCCTTTTATTAGTCGCTAATAATGCGGGCTTCAAGGCCGCGCTTCGCGAAGTCCTACCGAACTACACGGTCTATGCGAAGAAGAACGGGGTAGTGCGCCTCATCAAGAGGAAGCAAAATACGCGGCGGAATCGCGCAGGCTCACGACTGAAGCTGGAGCAGGTTGGTGAGGCGTTTGAGACCCAGGCGGTA